ACCAGCAGTAGATATAGTTGCTAGTAAGTTAGCATCTACTTTAGTATTAGCGTGTGCTGATATGGTGTGTCCACCTGAATTAATAAAAAGTATGTTTCCAGACTGTGCAACAATAGCTGTAAAAGTTAAAGCAAAGTTACCACCTGGAGTACACTTAAAGTTATTACTAGCAGACATAGCAAACGATCCATCATTGTCTGTAGTTAGAGTTCCTACTGCATTACCTGTTACTTTAACTGTGCTTTCATCAAGAGTTAAAGTTTCAAACAAAGAACCAGCAGTTTGTACAAAGAAAGATAAATTACCTTTGTTACTTGCGCCTTGACCAGCATCGTGAGCAACACCTCTTATTTCTGAATATATTTCTTTTGTTCCACCATCTTTTTCATCACCACTAAATCTTATAACTCCAACATCAGTATCATCAGCAATACCCCCAGTAGTCGTATCATTTTGATATAACTCAATAATTGGAGCATCATCTGTGTCAGCATTATGGTCATTTCTTAATAATAAATGCGGTTTATTATCTGCTGCATTTGTCATTGTTAAATCGCCAGTCATAGTGCCACCAGCTTTAGGTAAAGCAGCTCCAGCAGTTGTAGTTGTAGAAGTTAATACAGCATCTCTTGCTGATATATCTATACCATCTACTAAATTCGTACCCATAACAAGATTACCTGTCATAGTTCCGCCAGCTTTAGGTAAGGCAGCATTTGCTGTAGTATTGGCTGTAACGCCAGTAGCAATATCGGTGTTAATTGAGTCGGCTAACTTAGCTGCGGTTACATTATCATCTAATATCTTAGTTGTAATAACTTTTCCAGCACCAATAACTGTAGCACCATCAGCAGTAGATGTAACATCACCACTATGATTAGGGTGCGTATAAACTGTGTTAGCATCAGCAGTCCAAGTTAATACACCTGAACCATTAGTTGTTAGTTTTTGGTTTGCACCACCATCATCATCAGGAAATGTTAATGTATAGTTTGCTCCTGCTGAATGAGGAGGCCCTAATAGTTTTATACCGTGTGAGTTTTCAGAGCAGTTTAATTTAATATAACCAGAAGTAGAACCAGTTGTTCCTTTAGCTTCTAAAGAAGGAACGCTTGTTGTTGATATTAAATCTAGATGTTTTACTAATACTCCATCATCTTTTAAAAGATTACTAACTATAACTTTTTTAGAAGTACCACCATCATTAATTAATAATTCTTCATTACCGTTTGTATTGGTTTTTTCTGCTAGTGCTGATACTTTAGTTGTTGACATATTTACTCCGTAATAATATATTTAAGGTCGTTAGCAGTTGAAGTTTCTCTAACTAAAAAATTTCCATTTTCCATTAATATTTCAAATTCAGAAGATTGCCCAGGTTCTAATTGCAAATCAAAATTATGCTGCCTTCTATTAATATACATAGCAATAGTTTTTTTCTTTTTCCAGAACATCTTAGCCATTAAAGTCTAAACCTCATTTTTCTACGACCAATGTTTTGTCTTTCTGTTAAAGACCGTAATTCTTCTTTAATTTCTTGAATTAAAGGTGCGTATTTTGTAATAACTTTTGAATCTTGTTTTTTACTAAGGCTACTAGATGGCGTACCCACATAAGAGCCACTTTGTACTCTACTTCTAGAATCATTAGGATTTTTTGTATTTTCGTTTTTAACATTGTATGTTCCACCTGTTATTTTTTCTTTTTCGTTATGTGCTTTAAGATTAGAGCCTTTGTAAGTAGGTGCTTTACCATCTAATTGAACATCTTCGTGATCTTTATCGTCATCTTCAAATTTGTCTAACATATCCATTAAAGAATCTAATTCGTTTTCTGGTTCTGGTTCATCAGAAAATTTTAAGGCGTTATTTTCAAGAAACTCTTGCATTGAAGGACTATCTTCGCTATCTTCACTATAGTAATTACCATAGGTTTCTGTAAGCATCCTAGTCCAAACATCTAATATTTTAGCTTTGAAGCGATCTATTTCTAAAAAGTTTTCAGTATTTGATTTAGTTGTGTTTTCAAATATATCCATTATTTGTTTTGCCCTAATCTATGTTTTTCTCTAAAACCCCAATGTCTATCGTTATTTCCAAAAGCAGGTTTTGTTTTATGAACGCTTATTCTAAAGTTACCTTTTTGTCCACATTCTGGACATTCTTTTTTTTGTAATCTGTCTTTTATAGAACACATTTCATCAAAAACATGTTTATCTTTACATTCGTATTCGTAAGTAGGCATTTTTATTCCTAATTAATTCAGAAAAACCCCCTCATGTAGAAGGGGTTTCAACTTAACTAACTACTATCTGTCAGTTACAAAAGCAAAGCCTGCTTCATCTCTGTACTCAGAAACACCGTAAAGTGTATCAGCAGTAAGAAGATCAGCAAGATATTCTTGTTTATACTGAGTTTGTGTACGTATTCCCACTTGTTCAGCTAAAACTAGAGCTTCTTTATGAATAATCAAACCAATATCATGTACAACATTATTTGTTGCACATTGAGTAGTTGGTAAGTTATTTGTAACAAACACCTCAACACCATAAACCATACCAACTTTACCAGTACGGATAGCATCACCAGAACCAATAAACTGTTGCTCAGTAAATCGGTTAATACCTAGAAGATCTGAGTATTGACGAGGTGTAATAATTAGACAACGATCATCCATTGGAACATCTGCTAAGTCTAATTTTTCAATTAATGCACGGATAGCTTTATCACCACCAGCAGCACCAAAAGAAGAACCGTTACCAGCACCACCACGAGCCCAGTCAGCTAATACGCCTGAAGTAGCATCCCAAACTTGTGATTTATTCCAACCACTAGCACCAATAGCACCATCACCACCGTTAAGGGCAGCAGCTTTATCCATAATGTGAGTGTCCACAATTTTGCTTAAAGCGTGACCAGCATCATCCGTAATAAACTTACGCATTGAGCCAAGTGCTTGTACCGCAGCAATATCCTCAATTAGCGTTGAATATTCAAAATGCTTATCGATTGTTACTGTTAGTACACTATTAGTTTGTGCAGTTAAAGTAACTGAAGTATCAGTTGCTTTTGCAGTTGCTTCTTTTCTTGCAGGTTTAGGGATATATATTGTGTTGCCCTTTTTACCTTTGTGATTAATCTTTGTTACAAGATTAGCCACGACTAGATTTTTTTTGTAGGTTGCAATAACTTCATCCGACCAGAGTTTGGGGATGAAATTACCTGCTTCTGTAACACCTAATTGGTTACTTGTTAAAGCCATAATTACTCTCCTGAGTTATATTATTATTATTTGACCCTTCCTTCTTGATACGCTGCATAGATTTCATCTTCCAACGCCATATATCGGTTAGGATCACTTACCTGTAGTTGAATTAAATCAGCTCTACGGTAAACCTTTTTGCCACCTACGGAATCTGTTGATGATCGACTTTCAGAACTTGTTTGTTTCATTGCTTTATCTACTTTAGATTTTTCTTCAGCTACTGCTTCTTGAGTTGCACTAGACATTTTTGTCTGTGTGTACCAATCAAAGAGCTCAATTGCTAAATCCGATCTATATTCAGTATCAGCCTTACGAAACATTTCTGTTCTTGTGCCACTATCACCAATAAATTTTTGAAAGCCAGAATCTTTAACGGTTTCTTGCCAATCTGGATAAGCCTTATCTAAGGAATCCAAATTATGCTTTTGCACATTTCCCATTCTTTCTTCCCTTGCCTTTATAACATCTGGGTGGTTTTCTATTGCCTTATTCACAGAATTAACTGGATCGTCAAAGAAGTTTTCCTCCTGTGTTACAGGTTCTTCTGGTGGAGTAGTGTTAATAGTGCTATTTTGTGCTTCAAGTAAAGTTTTTATTAACTGTTCTTTTTCCCTTGCTATTGCTCGTTCTCTTCCCAGCTCATCACTTTGCCTACTCATTAATGATTCGGCTTCTTGTTGCATTTTAATAACCTCTTGCATTGATTTACCAGCATATTTTGCAGGAATTTCTGATTCGGGTTGTTGAGTTTCCTCATTCTGAATCAATGTTACTTCTTCTTGCATATCTGTTATTGGCTCACCGACTTGAGAGTCTACTTCTACTACTATATTTTCTTCACTCATTACTCTTTCTCCGCCCACATGGGGTTATGAAGTTATTTTATGTTAGATTTCCGTCTTGGAGTTCTTCTAACGCTAGTTGTGTTACATTTTCTAAACTTAGTATTAAGTTTATAACACGCAACTGACCCTTAACAATGTAAAGGTCATTTTCAGAATTAATATTCTCTACATTAGCAATACTTTTTTCTAAATTCTTAATTTCTTCCAATAAATCTAACCATCCTGTGGTTTCCATCATTCCTAGTCTATCTTCTAGAAATTCCTGGTCTGTTTTAATCATTATTGTACTGTTGTATTAATTTGTCTTTTATTTCCTGCAGCTCTAGCTTTAGCTAGGTTCAATATTGTTTCAGATTGTAGATGTTCTACTTCTGGCATGTTACGAGCAGTTTCAGAACGCATATGTTGAATATCTGCTATGCCTTTTTCTACTGCTACTTGATCTTTTTGTAATTTAAGTAACTTTTCTTGCATATCCATTTCATTTGGCTGACTACTCATAGCATCTGCTTGATGTTTCATAGCTCTAGCTTCTTCTTCTTTAGCTTCTGCAAGAGTTTTTTGTACATTAGCTTGTAGTTGTTGCATTTCAAGCTGCATACCCATTTGTTGCATTTCTTGTTGTTGTGGGTCTGGCTCATCGCCTTGCATTAAGGCATTAACTATCTGATCTCTATTATGAATAGAAGAATTTTGAAACATAGCTAACAAAATAACATTAAATGCAGGTGAGTCTTTAGGTATAGCTTGTAACATAGCTACCATTTGTTGACTTTCAAGTTCTTTAGCCATAATTCCCATAGTAGAATAAGGTACAAACTTGTAATCACTTACAGGATAGCGGTCTACATCAAACTGTATCTTACGATACATGCTTTTATTAATTAAAGGAATAAGAAATGTGTTTTGAAAATTCATTAAAGTGCGTTTTTGTCTTTTGATTGCAGCACTTTGCATCATTGACATGCCACTAGCAGTATCACCGCCTTGTGAAGATGTATCAGCAGAGCCAGTACCCATTTGTATCATGTTTTGTAAAGACTGAACTTGCATAAATGTTGACTGATCGGTCTGACCCATGTCCAAAGGCATAATAGCCTCTCTTGGATTACCGTTTGTTAGTATAGTTTTACCTGCTCTAACTTCAAACTTGACTCCACGAGGCAGTCGAGTAGCATCAGCAGCCATCATAGGTGTAGTAGTAAGTGCTAATGAGTCTATTCTTGCTCTCATTTCTGCATCTAGTGCTTTTTGTGGGTTATATCCTTTCTCAGCAACTCCTCTACCCCAAAATTTGTTTGGCACAATGTCATGTTGATAAGAAACAAAAGGTCTGTCTACCATCATAAAGGCGTTTTCTTCAACTCTAAGAATGTGCTGGTCATTACATATAGTAACAACTGCTTCAACTAACTCATTTGAAGAAGTTTTATCATATTCAAAATCATCTTTGTTAGCACTAGCCTTTAAAAATCGTTTAGGTACTTTACCCCAGTATTCTGTAATCTTAACTGAGTCAGATTCGTCTGCAATTTTTGATTCTGGGTCATATCCAAAATCAACTTGGTCATAATCACCATCAAGAGGTACATCTCTATAAATACCAGAACGAATACCTTCTACTACATGGTATCTAGGTTTAATTACTTCGTGAGCAACTCCTAAAGCATCATTAATTGAGTTAGCAGATGGGTCAATTAGAAATTCTTTTGGAGAAATAGGCTCAACATGGACATCTATAGATGGAAACTCTACTATTGTGCGAGTGGTAGCCATTGTTCCATCAATCTGTTGTTCGGAAGGTGCTCTTTCAATACTTTGCTTAACTACAATCTTTCCAATACCTGTTCCGTATATAGCACCATTAAGAAAAACTTCACAAATAGCATCTTTACAGCCTGTTTTCTCTAAATCTTCTTGCAATAAATTACGGATGTATTCGGCATCACTAGGATCTTGGTCAAGCATGTCATCTTTAATGTCAAACCATTTTCCTCGTCCAAATGTTGCTTCTTCTAGCTCGGCTACTGAGGACTCAATAGCTTGTTGTAGTGCTGGAGCAATAAGTTTTGATCTTTCCGTTGCTCTAGTCCTATCACCAGCAGACCAAACACCTCTCCACAGACGATAATATTCATCCCACATTGGAATATAATTAGTATTTCTATGATTACGCCATCCTTCAAGTCGATAATTTAGCCAACTTGCTAATGCCTGGTATTTAGTTTCTTGATTATGCAATTATATCTCCCTTAATCAGCCTCGATTTTAACAGAGTATAATTATAAATGCAAGTGATAATCATTCTCATTTAATGAAATACTGGATTAATCTCATCAACTTGTATATCACCATCTATTAACATTTTGCAAATAGTTAAATCAACTGCATCATCTTGTTTTGGAAACTCTTCTTTTAAATTACCTAAATTAGATATAATTTGACAAGCAACTAGGTATCTTTTCTTTAAGGTTGCTTCATCTGCACTATATTGTAAAAGTTCTATTATTTCATCTTCTGACAAATTAAAGTCAAAGATATTATCAATATCCTGCCACATCATCTAGTACCTCCCAATCTTCTGCTAATTCTATAGAGTGTGCGAAGTCCGCTACACTAACCTGATCTATATAGGCAAGTGCATCGAGCAAATCATCATGGGCCAGGTGGTTAGGAAAATCATTTAACTGACCAAGAAAGTGTTTCCAATCTCTTCCTTTGTTAAAGGTTATCTGTCCATGCTCCATTCTGCCTTGTAAAGCCCAGGTAATTCGTTCTGTTTTCTTTTTGCCGCCATGTCGCAATTCTATTATTGTTACCCACTTACCTGCAATTCTCATCTCATCTTCAAGATAAGGTAATATCGCATTGCGTAATGATCCTGTTTCAATACCGACAGTAGCCGATTCTACCTTCATCGCAGATGAAAGAATTTTTTTAGCCGTTTCTTTTACATTCCAACGACCATGTAGTATGTCTTTAACCCACCACTTATCTCTAT